CTTCTGTACCCAAGCCCAAAATTTATTGACCAATCAACGGCACCTCCTTTTGCGTTCTTGAAATTTCACACATATTTCCATTCACAAGATAAGTGTTTCCTCCCTCTGAATCAGGAATCGGGTTCATATTCTCGAGCTCTCGGATGTCATTTGCGCTCATCCAACCGTTTTGCCGTGCAATGGCATAGCCCTCCATGCGTTCCTTGTACGCGCCACGCATCAGTCCATCGATGTTGAACTGCACATAGAAGTCCCGCTTTTCCTTTTCAGAGAAAAGCGAGCGGTTGATGGCCTGCTCGATGCGCACGAGCCAGGGTCTTATGGTGTGGACCGCAAACGAAATGGACTGATGCTCGATGTTGCTGAATGTGGCGTGCTCCAGATCGCCTACCAAGTGGGGCGGCACGCGGAAGATGCGGCAGATTTCTGACACCTGGAATTTCCGGGTCTCCAGGAACTGTGCTTCGTTGTTGGGCATGGAGATGGTTTCGAACTTCATGCCTTCTTCGAGGATGGCCACTCGCCCGCTGTTGGAGGATCCGCCGTAGGCAGCATTCCAACTCTCCCGCAGAACCTTGGGGTTCTTGACTGTGTTGGGGTGGGTCAGGATACCAGAAGGCCGCGCGCCGTTGGAGAAGAACTTGCTGCCATACTCCTCGGCTGCAAGGCCAAGGCCAATGGCGTTCTTTTCCAGCGCGATCGGGCTGTAGCCTACGACCCCGTCAAAGCCCAGTCCGGGGATATGCAGCACTTCTTCTGGCGCCAGGTGGTAGTTCCTACCATCACTGGTTGTGTAGGTGTAGGTAAGCTTGCCTTTGCTGTCGCGGTCGACCTCCATATGGTCGGGCAGCAAGGGATACAAGCTGTCAATCTGATTGCGGCCAGTCCTGATGATCTGGCTATAGGAGTTGCCCCACAGGAGCAGGTGCGTCAGCATCGTTTCCCGCAGGATGAAGGAGGTCATTTCCCAGTTCGGCTCATCGTGCAGGATGTGATAAAGACTATGTTCCGTCGCTTTCTCACTGCCGGTTTCAGTGGACTTGAAGATATGTAGCGGCAGGCTCGCGATGGTCTCCGCAATCACACGCACACACGCATATACAGCCGATACCTGAATAGCAGACTGCACACTGACCGACTTGCCGGTCCCGCTTGGTCCAAAGAGAAAGGACGGAGCGGTGCTAACTGCATTTCTGGGCTTATCACGAGAGCGGAAAGTGCTAAAGATTTTTATATCATCACCTCCAAATGAAAAGCACCCGCATATATTTGCGAGTGCCCTGGATTATGTAAAAGTTAGTTTAGCTTATATGGTATTTCATATTGTTAGGTTAATAGGTACTTTATCTTCAAATCATTCAGCTGATTATGCTCGATTATCTTATCGTTTTGCAGACGCCCTACCACAATGCCACAGTCAATATCACTCATTTGTGCAAAAGCTCTGACCTTTTTTCTAGAAAAGTCACCACGACTCACAAATGAAGCGTATTGATCTGGCTGTATTAGCATATCTGCAGCGAATTTATTCGCAGTTTCCTCGTTGTATGCAGCCTCCGGTTTGCCAATATGACCCTTAAGAATATGTCCAATCTCATGAAATAGACTAAACCAGAACTTATCTGCGTCCTTACCACGAATGGTAACACCCAGAACGATTTTATCGCCGTCAAAGAAGGTTGCTCCATGCAGGAATGACCCCCCAATATGCTGCAATACAACCAGCGCAACCCCACAATTCGACAAGCTCTCTTTAAGTACTGGAAAAAAAGCCTTTGGATCCTGCATGGTCATAAGTCGCAACTGCGGCAGGATACTCTCCAGCATTTGCAAATTGATTCGCCTGGTCTGAATCTTGCGAGCTTCAAGTTTCGCCTTTTGTGACCACGCAACTAACTTGTAGTCAATAGTTTCTTTTGTGGTGAGCTTTCTATAGGCAATGCCTGGTATTCTTGCGCCATCTAGTAGGGTTAAGTTCGCAACTTCAAAGAACCGCCTCAGATTGCAGATTTTTTTGACTAGTTCTTTTGTGTCTTCAACCCACCCAAGCTTTGCTAGTTCATTATACGGTAACAGCTTAAGTAGAGCATGTTCATCATCCATCTGCTCTTCTTCTTGAGCACGAAGCAACTTTGCCCGGTAGATTCCTTCGAGATTCATCCAAAACTCTGCAGGTATGTCAAGTACCGACTCAAGCTTCATTGCTACTGCAGGTGTAAGGGTAACTTCGCCATTTATGACATGGCTGGTATGCTTCTGAGTCAGTCCCATTCTCTGAGCAAACTCCTTCTGACTCATCCCACGCATCTGAAGCTGTTCACGAATTGTCGACCCTGGTGGGGTTGCAACAATAGTACGGCTTCTCATGTTTTCCTCCATTTCCAATCCATCACTTAGTGATAATCGACTATCTCAAGAATTCGTACCTCCAAAGTGTTAGTTGAGACCTTCTCAAAGACCAATCTATAAGGATGAACCAAATTCATCCCGTATTGGCTAGCGCGATTACCAGTTAGAGGGTGACATCCCCCGATTCTAAACTGCACAAGCATCTCAACTGACATCGCTGCTCTCAATTCGTCAACACGTTGGTGAATAAGTAATGCCATTCGTTCGCCATGAGCCCTTGTTGCTGTGCTGGCATCTTCACAGACACGCTGAATCTTCCTCGTCTTGTAGACAATTTCCAACAGCTCACCCCGTTTACTTCATCGGTAAACACATCGTAGCATAGTATTAGAATGCCGTCAACAAGTAATTTACCAGTTAGGTAAATAGATCGTCTGTCTATTCTCCATTTGGTGATGCTTCACTGGGATTAGTTGGCAGTTTGATTATGGGAAACAATCAGCTTCTAGGTCTATAGTCCCAATCCTGTCTTCCGATCATGGCAACTCCTACAAAGGGGCTGCCAATTGCTTTGATCCCAGAATAGTTCTTGGTTACCACGATGTGGAAGAATATGATCAACAATAGTAGCAGCTCTCGTCTTGCCATTACGCTGACATTCTAAGCATAGGGGATGAGCTCTCAGATACCGTTTCCTGGCAGCTCGCCATCTAGCGTCGTAGCCACGGACGGTGGCATTCTCTCTCGCGTACAAGGGCCGATGTTCCTCGCAATACACCTCGGCTGAAAGTTTTGGACAACCCGGATGGCGACATGGCCGCATTGGCTTCTTAGGCATACTTCCCCCTATATCCAGAGTAAACCCCTGTCATCATAAACTGAACCGGAGCCTCCTTGATTCTTCATAGCACGATCAAGGGCCATCACCAGCGCAACAGCTCCATCCACCTTCTCGGTGGATTTTTGTTTGTCAATCTTTAGGTTGCCAGCCGGGTCAGTCCTCACGAAGGTGTTGTCCATGTTCCACCGCAGCACCGGATGCCCGCCATGGTTCAGTTTCTTTTCCAGCACAATGCGCATCAGTTCTTTCGTAGGGGGGCTCATGTCTCTGTATCCCTGGCCGAAGGGAACCATGGTGAAGCCGTCATCCTCCAACTGCTGGACCATCATGGTGGCATTCCACCGGTCGTAGGCAATTTCTCGGATGTTGTAGCGTTCTCCCAGGTCACAGATGAACTTCTCTATGAAGCCATAATGAACGACATTACCTTCTGTTGTCAGGATATATCCTTGCTTTTCCCACTGATCGTACATCACATGATCTCGTCGTACCCGCAGCTGCAGCGTCTCCGCCGGCAGCCAGAAGAAAGGCAGAACGATATAGGGTTCTCCTTCTTCTTCAGGTGGAAAGACCAGGACAAAGGTAGTCAAGTCGCTGGTGGATGACAGATCCAAGCCTGCATAACATAATCTGCCTTCCAGCTCATAGGGATTGACAACACCCCCGCATTCATCCCACTTGTCCATGGGCATCCAGCGGATACTCTGCTTCACCCACTGGTTCAGGCGCAGCTGCCGGAACATATTCTCATCCGCCGGCGTTTCCTGCGCCTTGTGGAAGGCATCCCGCACCTTATCGATCGTGATCGTGTGATCCAATGATGGATTTGCTTTGTACCAATTCTGCTCATCGGTCCAGTCCGCATCATCCGGCAGCCCGAAAACAACCGGATAGAATCTCGGGTCATGTTTGCGGCCTTCAATGATGTCCAGCGCTTTCTGGTGCATTTCCCAGCAGATGGAGTTCCGGTCGGTGCCCGCCGTGGTCAGGAAGACCCATAACGGCTGCTTTCTGGCATCGCCGGAGCCCTGGGTCATAACGTCATAGAGCGCTCGTGTCGGCTGGGTATGGAGTTCGTCGAAGATGCAGGCCGAAACGTTCAAGCCGTGCTTGGTTGCCACCTCGCTGGACAGCACCTGATAGATGCTGCCTGTTGGCTGATAGACCATGCGTTTGGTAGAAGGAATGAGCGTAATCCGTCTGGACAGCGCAGGCGATTGCCTGACCATGTCGGCGGCCACATCAAACACAATGCCGGCCTGCTGGCGGTCTGATGCGCAGGAGTACACCTCTGCCTTCCATTCGTCATCATTCACCAGCATGTTCAGGGCAAGCGCTGCGCCGAGCTCGCTGTTATGTGTCGGGACAAAGGACTGCCCCGCAAGGTATAGCCTCGACGGGCTGTCTACTTGAATGCATCTCATGGGGACTGAATAGGGCAAGGGCTCAATGTCCTGGATGTAGTGAAAACAGGAGCGCGTTTCTTTCACACGCTCCCGCTTTCGTTCTGCCTTTCGCTGCAGCCTGGACGTCGGTTGATCCTCAAAGGTGGTGAAACGTATCGTATAGAGCGTTTCACCGGTTGGAATCCCATAGCGCAGGGAAGGAGGGGTGGTCATGGCGTTCTTGATGCCCAGAGACCATAAGAGTTCGCGGACAGTTTCAGCCAGCTGCCTGATGGTACTGACGTATATGCTCTGTGATTTGGATGTGCCGATACAGCCATCCGAGTCCATAAGTCCTTGCAGGAGCGCCCAGCGCTGATCTTCGGATGCTCGAAGGTAGACGGGCAGGATGGCTTTGTCCCTGAAGCTCTTAAGGAGCAGGGGCTTGAGCGCAGGGATGCGCAGCACCACGCTTCCTTCTCCCTGCTGCGTCCACATGGAACTGATGGGATACGGAATGCTCTCCAGGATGCGTTCCTTGTCACAGGTGCGAACCGTCAGCTCGGGCTTCACCGAGTTGCCATTGCCAAGCCAGTACCCGTACACATAGGGATCAAGCGGCAGCTCTCTTTCTTGAAGGTTCAATGGCCGGGCCACGGGGATGCGTACAACCGAGCGCTTTTCAT